AACCAATGAATCTACCATCTGGTCTAGTATTTTACTTAGACTTTAAATATGGTACATCAGTTAGTGGTTTCGGAAAAGCTGCTTCAATAGAGCCAGGCGGAACTGTTGAATCACTTGGTGGTAAAACTGGTCCTAATAACCCATCAGGTTCATCTGCTCCATTTGGTGTTGGTGGTCTTTATGGTGAAGGTAGATATGATTACTCTATTAAGAAAGTATCTACAGACTTAACAGATGGTCTTGGTGCAGCAGCTAATGCTACTACTTATACAACAGGTTCAGTAACTTATAAAGATATAAACTTTAACCAAGATTTCAGTGCTTCTTTAGCAGCTGGTAACTTGTATAAAGTTGGTGTTGCTGCGGCTACTATCAATGAGAAATTTGATAGAAAAGCATTTAGAGCTGTTTCAATATCTTCATCTTCTGCTAAATTCTTAGAAGTACTTCCACAATTTAGTACAGTTAGTACTGCTGGTGTTGTAACTCTAATCGTATCAGCAAGTACTGCTCCTTTAGCAGCTGATGATATTACAGTAGATATTACATTACAACCAACTGAAGCTGATAGAGGTGACTTTGAAGATACTGCAGGTAGTGCTACTGATGATACATTATCAATACCTGAAGTTGACTTACAATTAAAGTCTTCTGCTATCGTAGCGAAAACAAGAAAACTAAAAGCTGTATGGTCTCCTGAGTTAGCTCAAGACTTGAATGCTTATCATTCTGTTGACGCTGAAGCTGAATTAACATCTATGTTATCTGAATACATTTCAATGGAAATTGATTTAGAAATCTTAGATATGTTAATTGCAGATGCAACTACAACTGATTACTGGTCAGCTACTCCAGGTGAGGATTATGATGGATCAGGAACAGATGAAACAGGTTGGAATATCACAACATTCTATGGAACAAGATATGAATGGTATCAAACTCTATTAGGTAAAATCCAAAAGGTTTCTAACGAAATCCAAAGATTAACTCTAAGAGGTGGTGCTAACTTCGTAGTTGTTTCACCGACTGTAGCTACTATCTTGGAATCAATTCCAGGATATATGGTTAATACAGATGGAAATAAAACTCAGTTTGCAGCTGGAGTACAAGTTGCAGGACAATTACAAAACAGATTTACTGTTTATAAGAATCCATATATGACTGAAAATACTGTACTTGTTGGTTTCAGAGGAAGTAATTTCTTAGAAACTGGTGCGGTATACTCTCCATATGTACCACTAATCATGACTCCATTAGTATATGACCCAAGTGATTTCACACCAAGAAAAGGTGTAATGACTAGATATGCTAAGAAAATGATTAGACCTGAGTTCTATGGTAAAATCTTCTGTAAAGATTTAAACTTAGTATAAGTTAATTAATTCTTTACTGATTAGTTGAAAAGCCCCCTTTTATTAAGGGGGTTTTTCTTTTATACTTGATATTTATATATGAATTATATTTTATAATTTACTGGTTAAAGTAGTCACTAAACATAATCAGTATAAAAAAATTAACAATCCTGAGAGTAGTGACTCAACATTAGGAGAAATAAAATGGCAAAAAGAGTTGGAAAATATAAAATAACGAAAAGAGAAAGTGCAATTTCTTTAATAGATGGTGGTGATTTAGTAGGTGGTGGAATAAATATACCTCCAGTAACTTTAACACCAGCAGCTTCTGTAACATTAACAAAAGCAGCAAATTCAGGTAGATTGAATTTAATACCTTCAGTAGCTACATCAAATGATGAATATGTATTACCAGTAGCATCATTTGTGGGTGAAACATATGAAATAGCTTGGAGTGGTAGAGCGGCTGATGCTGATGATATACTTTTTGTAGCACCTTCTGCAGATGCTTTAACATTTACAGGTGGTGTCTTACAATTTGATACTGATGAAACAGATGCTTCTGGATATACAATCGCTTTTCCAGGTTCAGACGATGATAAATTAACTATCGTTAATCCTGAAAGTTTCTGTCTTAAATTTGTAGCGACAACCACAACTAATTATCATGTTAGTGGATATGCTATGTCAACAGATACTGCAGTAGCATTTGGAGATTTATAAGAATAGAATAAGTCAAACAATGTTGTTAAACAACTTAAAAGGGTGGGATTTATTTCTCACCCTTTTTTGTTTATTTTGATATTTATATATGAAGAATATTACCCATTTTGGAGAACATTGATGTCAAAATTTTTATTTTTATATGAAGAACCGAGTTCTTATACAACAGGACAAACACCACATGGAATCTATGATTCTGATTCAGAGTATCAAACAGATAGTTTAACCACTTGTAAATATGTAGCTAGTAAACTTGGCCATCCAGTTATGCAATTGGAGTTCAATAGTGGTTCAATGTACGCTTGTTTTGAAGAGGCAGTATCAGAATATTCACAACAAATAAATCATTACAACACACGAAATTGGATGTGGGACCATTATGGAAATACCTCAACCGATACTGGAATGAGTTCAACGGGTTCTCACCAAGCTGAAACTCCAAATGGTGGATTATCTTTATTTACATTATCAGAACAATACGGACAAGCTGTAAATGTTGGTGGAAATGCCACTATGTATACAGGTTCAATAACTTTGACGGGCTCTAAACAAGTGTATGATTTAACAACTGATGCTAGTTTAGAAGAATCTCAAACATCAGCAAATCCATTAGTGGTTCAACGAGTATTTAATCAAGCACCAGCTGCTATATCTAAATTCTATGACCCATTCGCTGGAACTTATGACAACATTGAATTATTGGATTCATTTGGATTCGGTAATGTATCACCAGCAGTTTCTTACATATTAAGACCAATATCATATGATTTAGCTAGAGCTAATGCGATTGAAACAAATGACTTAGTTAGAAAATCTGCATACTCATTTGAATTAATTAATAACAAATTAAGAATTTTTCCAAGACCAGTATCAGATGATGCCGGTAATAAAATATATTTTCATTATTATAAAAGAAATGATATGGGAGATGTAACTCATACTAAAACAAGTGGAAAAGTATCCGACCCATCAAATATACCATATAAATTTATTACTTACTCTGAGATAAATTCAATGGGTAGAAATTGGATTCGTAAATATACATTAGCATTGTCTAAAGAATTATTAGGAATCATCAGAAGTAAATACGCTTCATTACCATTACCAAATGGTGAAGTATCTATGGATGGTGAAGCTTTGAAATCAGAGGGTAGAGAAGAAAAGGCAAATCTGTTAGAAGAGTTAAGTACTTTCTTAGAAGCTATTAGTAAAAGAGAACAAGCTACTGCTGAACAAGAAGTTGCGAATGCTCAACAAGAAGTATTGAATAAAGCTCCATTGAAAATATACATAGGATAATTAAATGTCTCAAACAAAACCATTTTTTATACCACAAAAAGAATTTGATTTAATTAATCAAATGAATGAAGAATTGATTGACGAGATTGTCGGACAATCAGTAGACATTTATAAAGTAAATGTTGAAAGAACAGAGGACAATGTATATGGTGAATCAACTGCTAAATATTATGATATTGGATTCAGAGTAAATTGTTTAATTAATTATAATGAACCTGAAATTGTTCAAGAAGAATTTGGTGCAGATTTAAATTCTTCAATTGAAATGTTTTTCCAAAGAGAAAATCTATCAAGTGGTTCATTGAATTTCTATCCTGAGATTGGTGATATTGTGGATTGGAATGATTATTATTGGGAAATCAATGGAACAACAGAACCACAATTATTTGCAGGACATCCAAACTTTAAAC